TAAGCCAAGTAAAGGGAACTTTTAATGAGTTTGGAAAGCGAGTAGATCTTGTTGAAAAAGATACGGCTTTCCGCAAGTCTGGCGATCTAGGCGAGATCGTACAGGAGCCTGTTGTAAAACAGGTTCAAAAATCCCTATGGGGCGGTCGTTTCCTCACAAATGCCGACCTATTTAACTAAAGGTAAATTCACTAGGAGGTGAACAATATGTCGGAACAAGAAATCGTAAAGAATTATCCAGGTGCTCCAACCGTATCCCATCAACATGGTGGTGATGGTGCTTTTGCATCAGGTGATATTGGAGGTGCAACGGCTACAAGCCCAAGCACATCTGATATTGGTGCTAACCTAGGTAATATCGCTACACCTGAATGGGGTGCTACGACTGGAGCAAACGCAGTAAATCCTACTGGTACTCCAGGTGGTATTCTCCTTCCAGAGCAGGCTCGCCGCTTCATTGACTATGTGTGGGATGCAACAGTTCTCGCCAAAGATGGTCGTAGAGTTACAATGCGAGCAAACACCATGGAACTTGAAAAAGTTAACGTTGGTGAGCGTGTTATTCGTGCTGCTGCACAAGCAAGCAACGATTATACAAACGCTGGTGCTACATTCACAAAGGTAGAGCTAACAACCAAAAAGATTCGTCTTGATTGGGAAGTATCTACTGAAGCGCTTGAAGACAATATTGAAGGAGGTGCGTTGGAAGATCATCTAGTTCGCTTGATGACCAATGCATTTGCTAATGATATTGAAGATCTAGCAATTAACGGTACTGGAAATGGTGGAGATGGAGCATTCCTCTCTATTATGGAAGGTTTCGTTCCAAAAGTTGTAGATGGTTCAGATGCTCATGAAGCAGTTGTTACTGTTTCTGACGATGCCTGGACTACAGAGGTAATGCAGGATATTATTCTTGCAATGCCACGTAAGTATCGTGCACTTAAGACTAATCTTAAGTTCTATGCTGGTACTGACGCATTCCAGGGTATCGTAAAGAACAACGGTACACTTGCTGACGCTATTGCTGAAGCTTTTGCTCCACGCACTGGTGGTACAGAGCGCAACCGTCAAGCATATCTTGATGGTGCTGCACAAACATTCGGTGGAGCACGTACAACCCGTGTTCTCGGAATTGACGTTCAAGAAGTTCCTTATTACCCAGGCGGATATGTTGACCTAACATTCCCTGCCAACCGTGTATGGGGCTTCCAGCGTGATATCACGGTAAATCGTGAATACAAGCCAAAGAAGGATACAATTGAATACACAGTATTCGTCCGCTTTGGTTTGCAATGGGAAGAGCTTGATGCAGTCGCTTATGCGGATGCAGCAGTTGACCCAACCGCATAGTTTGTAAAAACTAAAAGTTTAGGGAGGGCAGCGTAAGTTGCCCTCCTTAATCATTAGGAGAACAAATGTCATATCCAGGAAATCCAACTATAAATCATCAACACAGTGGTGATGGAGCAATAGCTGCTGGTGGCATAGGAACAGTTATTAGTGGACCCAATGGAATTATTACAGAAAGATTTGCAATGGGGTGTATCCCTACAGCAAACTTTGGAGAAAATATAATAATGAGTGGAACTCCTGCTGGTATAAGAAAACCACAAACATTTAGAAGATAGTAACTCTGATATAATAGCAGTGGAGGATTTATGTCAACAACAAAAGAAGTAGTAGATAAATTTAGTAAAATGACAATGCCACAATTAAAGTCATATGCAAAAAAAAATAAAATAGATTTAGTTGGTGCAAATACAAAGATAGAAATATTAGAGGCCATATTGCCTTTTGTTCCTAGAGAAGATGAAAAAAAAGAATCTAAGAAAGTAGAAAATCCAAAAGAAAAAGTTGCTGTTTATTCAAATCGCAATATTCATTGGAATGGGGTGGGGGCTCTTGAAAAGGGCTATAATATAATTACAAAGGAGGCATCCGTTAAATGGCTAACTCACAAGAGTGTTCGTCAAGCAACACCAGAAGAAGTGGCCAAGTATTACGGTAAAATCTAATGCAACTACTACGCTTACCACCATATCCGCTCTCTATATCATATGATGTTCCGCTAGCGGAAACAGATTATATTTTAGTTATTCAAGACAGCTCAAGAAATGTGGTAGAGGTAGAAGAAACAATAGCATCAACTGCAAATTCTAAATTAGAGTATACGCTTCCATCTCTTTTTAGCACTTATGATGAATCATACTATTTAGCAATTTATGAATCTGATGAAGGCGAACAAGCAGAAATTATTGTAGAAGATAATCTTGAGGTTATGAGACCATATGTGGATCCAAAAACTCTTGGAACTACCGCTACAGAAATAGCAGAGTACACTGCACACGAAGGTCTTGCTAGAGCAATTATAGATTCAATTGTACCTGGCGGATTTTATTATGAAAGATCATGGTATGAAACGTCTGGAAATGGAACTGATTTTATGCCAGTTTGGGATCGCACTTATAAAATATTAAAGGCATATGAAAATAATGAACTTGCCTGGGACTATAATGATAGTCCGCAAGCACAGGGGCAATGGAATTATTTACTTACAAAAGATAAAACAGCAATTATAAAAGATTGGGTGCAGCAAGAGGACTCATACATTCGTCAAGTAGGAACTCCTAAAGGTGTACCTCTTTCAGAATCAGATTCTTATTATTTGTATGATACAGAAGATAGCACTGTTACATTTGCAGTTGCTCCAGGAGTAACTTTTCCAACAGGATGGAATTATTTATTCTCTCTGGAAACTGGGTATAAAGTAGTTCCATATGATATTAAAGATGCAGCATTAATGTTAATTAATGATATTAAATGTGGCAAAATGGAATATCACAAAAGATATATAACATCATATAATACAGATCAGTACAAGATTCAAATTGATAAGTCTGCTTTAGATGGAACAGGAAACATCTTGGTAGATAAGATACTACAGAAATATATTACAAATTTTGGCACACCAGGAGTTTTATAATGAACTCTTGTGATGTTGATTTTATTTTTCCCATGAAAGCTGATATATATTATCCAATAATCACACAAAATCAATATGGACAACCCAATAAGAATTGGGTATTTGATAGAACAGTTTCTATTAATGCAACCCCAGCTGGAGGAGCTGGCACAGAGGATATTAAGCCTGCAGAGTTTTTACAATATGAAAATAAATTAATATCAAGATCTAAGTCTGATATTAGAATTTCATCTAATAATGAAAATAATGCAATAACAAATATTTTAATAACAAATATAAGATCTATAGACAATGTTCTAATATATAAAGAAACGGCAGGACCAAGAAATAACAAAGGTACGATATATGAAGTTGCTACCGTTGAACCATTTATTGGTCCGTTTGGGTCTATTGAATATTTTAAAATTCTTTTGAGAAGAACTGAAAATCAAGCAGTAGGCGACTAATGCGTGTATCACTTACTACAAATAGTTTAGAAAAAACATTAATAAATGTTGTTAACTATTCATTTGGTTTTTTAGATGGAGTTCAGCGTGGGAAAAAGATTTTTTTAGATAATCTTGGCAATGGTTTAATATATGTTTTAGGTCAATACATAGATGTTGAAGCAAGGTCAAACTCGTTAGCACTACACCATGTATATGAATGGTATAGAACTGGAAGTCCAGAATCAAGATTATTTGATTTACAATATAGTGTTAGCAATGTTGGTTTATCAGTAAATGCAACCTTTAAACAATCTACTACTGTTAAAGCAGACTCATCAAAACCATTTTACGATAAAGCAAGAATTATGGAAAAGGGTATACCAGTTGTAATAAAGCCAAAAGGAAATAGGCCATTAAGATTTTATGAAGGTGGAAATACAGTGTTTGTAAAAAAACCAATTACTGTTAGAAATCCTGGAGGAGAACAAGTGCAAGGTGGTTTTGAAAGAATATTTGATGAGTTTATGCAAAAATATTTTACTCAAGCATTTTTAAAGTCAAGCGGAATTTTTGATTATATAAATAAACCAGTTGCATATAAGAAAAATATTTCTGCTGGTGCAAAACAGGGTAGATCAAAAGGTCTATCTACTGGTTTTAAATGGATAGCAAACGCTAAGATTGAGGTAGAATAGGCATATGAGTTCATATACCCCAAATGTTCGTGATACAGCATTTCCACCATTTTTTGTTAATCAATATGTAGTTGGTCAACTTCAGTTATTTGGTATTTTAGCTGGTACAGAACAAATGACTCCAGTATTTCCTACATCGCCCACTAACATAGAAGAAGTTTTTAAAAACTATATAGGTGCTCCTGGAATTGATGATCCATTATTAATACAATATGAAAGATTAATTAGATTTCGTCCCACACCATTCTATCGTCGTAAAAGAGAACAAATTGTCTATTATTTATATTGTACAGATCTTTCAAAAATAATGGATGCTCATAGAATTATTACAGATGCTCTTGACCGTGAAGACTCAGCGGCCCAAGATATGAATGCATTTTGTGCAGATGCTTCTACCTCAGAATTGCCATTTAATGTATATTTTCATAATATAAGAGTATATCAAGCTGATGAAACTAGGGATATTCTTGAGCTAGCCTCTGCCCGAACGGTATTTGCAAATAAACTAATTATAGAGTATGACTACCATACCAAAGATCCTATAAACTATCCATATACCTAAAAAATACTGTTATAATTATGGGGAGGAAACCCGCCAAAACTTCATATATATTCTATTGAAAGTAGAGGTGAAAAAATGGCATATACTCGTGGTACGTCAACTAACATTATTGTTGGTGCTGCAGCGCTTTTTGTAGCAGATACTACTCTGACTTCAACATCGCTACCCGCATTTACTTCAAGCGAGTCTTATAAAGAGACTCTTGCTGACGAATTAGATTTTACAAATGTGGGCTATACCATGAACGGTCTTGAATTACAGTTCCAACCAGACTTCGGTGAAGTACAGGTTGATCAAATTCTTGACGTTGCTAAGTTGTACAAGCAAGGCATGCAAGTAAATCTTGCTACTGCTTTTGCTGAGGCTACCCTTGAGAACCTTCTTTTGGCTCTTGCTTATAGCTCTGATGAACTATCAGGAACAAAGTCCACTTCAGCAGGACAAACTCTTAACCTTTCAGCTGGTGACATTGGAGAATGTCCAGTTGAGCGTGGAATTGTTGCTGTTGGACCTGGAACTGGAGATTGCGAAGATTCAGCATATGTAGAGCGTGTTTACGCTGCTTACCGTGCGCTCTCAATTGAGAACGTAACTGTGTCTGCAAAGCGTGACGAACCTTCTATGTTTGAGGTTTCTTTCCGTCTTCTTCCTGAAGATACATCGGCTTCCTATGGTAAGATCATAGATCGTACTTGGACCCCAGCAACCTAATAATCTAATTTTAGATTAACGACAGGCCCATCCATAGTGATGGGCTTTGTTGTTATGATAGAATATATAAAATGGCTACAGAAATTTATAAAAAAGATAAAATATTTTTAATAGATGGCATAGAGATAGAAATTGTGCCATTAAAAATAAAATATTTAAGAGAATTTATGCACAGTTTTGAAAAAATTTCAAAAGCAAAAGACGATGATGAAGCAATTCAAATTTTACTAGAATGTTCATTTATATGTATGAAACAGTATTATCCATCTTTATCAAAAAATATAGATGAGTTTGAAAATAGTATAGATTTGCCAACAATATATAAAGTAATAGATATTGCTGCTGGAATTAAAATTGATAAAAAGTCAGAAGATACGGTAAAAGATCAGGCGACAACTAGTGGATTAAGTTGGAATGAATTAGACTTAGTTAAGTTAGAGTCTGAAGCTTTTTTGTTAGGTATATGGAAAGACTATGAAGATTTAGAGATATCATTATCTATGCCAGAATTAACTGCTACTTTATCAAGTAAAAGACATATAGATTATGAAGAAAAAAAATTTTTAGCAGCAATACAGGGAGTTAATTTAGATAATGAATCTAGCGATGGAAAACGTAGGGGTCAACAAGAATGGGAAGATTTAAAGGCTAGGGTTTTTAGTAAGGGTAAAACAGCAGATGGAAATGATGTTTTAGCTTTACAAGGACCAACTGCTAAAAAAGCTGGATTTGGTATTGGAATGGGTCTAGATTATGATGATATGAGAGACCCATCTTTAATGAAATCTTAATTTAAAAAAAATAGCGCTTTATGCTATAATTGATATAACCTATATAGGAGGAAATAATGGCTACAACTAAGTATGAGACAGAACAACTCACGCTTATTGACGGAACAGAGATTTCTGTTCGTCCTCTCAAAATATCACTTCTTCGTCCTTTTATGAAGAAGTTTGAGGGAGTTGCGGCAGTGGCGGATGATAATGAAAAGTCAATGACTCTTCTTGTTGAATGTGTTCAAATTGCTATGAAGCAATATAAGCCTGAATTGGCTGAGAACATTGAGAAACTTGAAGAAGTTTTAGATTTGCCAACTGTCTATAAGATTGTAGAGGCTGCTTCAGGTGCAAAACTTGCTGCTTCCGATAATCTTAATCAAATGTAAAACAACTTAAAAAGAGGTGAATTAAGTGGCTGACGTTAATGCTAATATTGGCGTAAATATAGATACGTCAAATGCATTATCACAATTAAAAGCTTTACAGCGTCAGATATCACAATTTCACACTTCAATATCAAAAAGCAGCGAAGCTGCTGCACTTGCACAACGTGATCTGCAGAGAAATTTTATCAATAGTGTTAATTCTATTGGAAATTTTTCTGCAGAATTGCGAACAGTAAGAACTACTGCTGAATCTTTTACAGACTCACTTGAAAAAAACAAATTCTCAATGCGAGAATATTTTCGTTTTGCTGGTGGAGCAACAAAAACTTTTGGTCGTTTATTTAAATCTGAATTTGATACAGTAAATAAGGTAGCCGAAGAAAGTGTTAAAAGGTTACAAACACAATATATTAAGATGGGCAGAGATGCCTCTGGAGCAATGCGGTCTATTGCTATTATTCCAAATCAGCTTGACATGTCTAATATATCAACTCAGCTTCAGATGGCAGCACAAAGACAGGCAATTTTTAATCAACTTATAAAACAAGGGTCAACTAATTTATTAAATTTTGGTAAAAATACACAATGGGCTGGCCGTCAGCTTATGGTTGGTTTTACACTTCCATTAATAGCTCTAGGATCTGCTGCTTCAAAAACATTCATGGATATGGAAAGTGCTGCCCTTAAGTTTAGAAAAGTATATGGAGATTTATTTACTCCAACAGAAGAAAGAGATCAGGCTCTTGCAGATGTTCAGGCACTTGGACAATCATTTACACAATATGGAATTTCAGTTGCTAGCACAGTTGGTTTAGCTGCAGATGCTGCTGCCGCTGGTTTTCAGGGTATAGACTTACAAAGACAGGTAACTGAAGCAACAAGACTACAAGTTCTTGGTCAAATTGATCAGCAAAAAGCACTAGAGACAACTATATCTCTGCAAAATGCTTTTAAATTATCAAATGAAGATTTATCAGACTCTATTAACTTTTTAAATGCTGTTGAAAACCAAACAGTTGTTTCTCTTGATGATATTACTACTGCAATTCCTAAAGTAGCACCAGTTATCATGCAACTGGGTGGAGATGTAAAAGATTTAGCATTTTTTATGACTGCTATGAAACAGGGTGGTGTAAATGCATCAGAAGGTGCTAACGCATTAAAGTCTGGTCTTGCAGCATTAATCAATCCAACTGAAAAAGCATCTGCAATGCTTGCTAATATGGGAATTAATATAAAGCAAATAGTTGAGGGTAATCAGGGAAATTTAAGAGCTACAGTTGTTGAGTTTGCAAAGGCATTAGATACATTAGATCCATTAACACGTGCTCGGGCTATTGAGCAATTATTTGGAAAATTTCAATTTGCTCGTTTATCAACACTTTTTGAAAATGTAACTTCTAGCGGAACACAGGCTGCACGTGTTCTTGAACTTGCTGGATATTCTGCTGAGGATTTAGCAGCAACTGCTGAGTCAGAATTAGGAATGACTGCCGAATCGTCTATGAATAAATTTCGTAAGGCAGTAGAAGACTTAAGATTAACATTAGTTCCAATTGGACAAGTATTTTTAGAATCAGTAACACCAATTCTTGATTTTGT